AGGCGCTTGGCGATGAAGTAGTCGTTCGTTGCGCTGACGCCGATCCGCAGGCCAAGCTGCGTGTCGGTGTTCATCGTGTGGATCTCAACGTCGTGGAGCGGCGAGGACGACAGCGTCTTCGATGGCAGAACGGTTGCCGTGCCGTCCGGACGCACATACCACGAGAGGAGCGTTCCGTCGCCACGTATCTTGTGCAGCAGAACACCGAAGAGGCTGCGCCCAACCTCCATGCCGAGCGGCGCCGTCTCGTAGAGCGACTCGATCTTCCCCGAGTAGTCGGAGTGCGTCGCGGCGCTCTCGTAGTATGTACCCGTGGCATCATCCGAGACGCAGTAGGCGATGAACTTGCTGCCGTCCGAACTTGACGTTAGCAGCCCGGCTCCGTTGAACGATCCCGTCTCGGTGAGCGGCTCGCCGGTAAACCGCGTGTCGGTGCTCCACTTCCTGCCGTTACCGCCGCTACCGATCGGATCGCCCCAGCCCTCGACGAAGTCGATCCGAAGCTGCTGGTATCCAGTGGCGGTTGGCCCGCCGACGATCGCGTACTTATCGACGGTGTCCACCATAACGAAGACGCGCTCGCCCTTCGACCAGTCGAACGAATCCCACGTCGGCTGGATCTCCTGGCTGATCTTCTGTGGCACGCCGCCGGTTAGGAGGTATAGCCCATCTTGGCTAGCGAGAAGCGCGAAGTTGTCTCCGACTGCTGCGCCGTGAACCGACATCGTCCCAACCGTGTTGGAGATAATCTCGGGCGACCAGAATGCCGGTTCCTGACCGTTGTCGGTGACTACGTAGAGTGAGTGCTCCTTGGCGATATACATGTTGCCGTTGAGCACGAACACGTCGCGGATTTCCTGCCCGTCGTTGGGGCTAACCGTGATGGCTCCGGTGACCGCGTCGAACGATTCCGGGTCGTCAACGCGAGACAGTGAGAGTGTGGACGTGCCGCGCCGATACTCGTTATCGAACACCTCGATGTGCGACACGTCAACCGTCGCAGCGTCCGTGACGTTGCTAAGGTAGACATCCATAGACACGTTAGCGAGGCCGGTTGGAGCAACGCTACCGTATGCCTCGAACACGTTCCACTCTTCGCCTATCGACGTGACAGGGAAGGTGGCCGTGGTTAGCGTCGTCCTCGCGCCAGCGCCAGTGTGCTCGTACAGCCTGATGATTAGGTTGCCAGCCGCTGCCGTGGCGTCGCGACGAGCCCTTACCCTGATGCCGTATTTGCGTCCGGGCTGGAGGAAATAGTTGCCGAGCGTGTCCCGGTTGTAGCGAGCCGTTGCACCCGCGCCGTAGCCCTGCTGGATAAGCGCGTCGGTGGCCCCGCCGGACGACGTGAGCGTTAGGTAGTTAGACAGCTCTCCCTGCAAGTAGGATCCGGCGTTGACGGCGGCCAAACCGCTCTTCCCGTACCACTCGCCGTACTCGCCAGGAACGCCCCACGCATAGGATGCCGCCGCGTCGGCAGAGAAGTCTAGGTTGATGAGGCCGATCGACGAGTAGGTGAGTGGAAGCGTTGAGTTCGTCGGCCCAAAGAACGACTCGACGCGCCCGTCACCGCCCCAGTAGACGAGGCGGTTAGAGTACGCCGACACGCCGAGTTGCATGGTCGGCTGACGAAGCGAGATGTAGTCCGCGAACGGGAGGCCCGACGCAATCTCGTCTGGCGTCAGGTCGAACGGCCCGAGCGTCGTGGAGGTGTTGTCGTTCAGGATGAGGCCAGCCGGGTTGTAAAGCTCGAACGAGTCAACAAGCGAGATAAAGACGCGGCGCTTCACCGTTCCGGGCGGGCCGATGGGGATGGACGACAGCGAGATGTTGGCGGCACCCGCGGTCGTGTCGTAGTTGAGTTTCACGGACCCGGTGATGAATCCGGTATCCGTCTCAAAGGCAACGGCGATATAGTAAGTACCACCGGCCATTGACCCTGCGCCAAACGTGATCAGCGCCTCATGCCCGCCGGTTGCCGCGACATTCCGAACGGTTGTGCCGTTCTCAACGATCTGCCACGGCGGCATGAGCCCGCGCTTGCCGTCGCTATAGCAGGCGTAAAGGCGCCCATACATGACAGCGGCCTTTAGCGTTACGAAGGACGGCACGGCGCCCATCCGCTGCACCGACTCAAACTCTATCGGTACACCCGCTGGCGGATTGTTCACGACAAACACCGAGCCCTGACCGCGCGTCAGATAGACCTGATTCCTGCTGCCGCGCCCATCCACGAACTCCGTGGCAGCGAAGCAGCCGTCGGTGCTGCCCGACTTGGACCAAACCTCCGAGAACCCACCGCGCGACTGAACGCCGCCGGGGAAGAACCTCACGTTCTTCGCGAGGGGAGACAGGCCGACGGGCAGGTCCGAACGCTCAACGAGCGTGCAGAGCCCGCCCAGCGTGTCTACCACGGTGGGTCCGAAGCCTTCGATCATGGGCTTAGCGGAGCTTCCTCGTCTTGAAGCTGATCTTGATGGTTCCGCCGCTGACAGCCGCGGGGATGGCAGTAGCGTTGTCAAACTCGCCAAGAGGCAGAGTGCCAGCCGTAGCGTCCGTCGGGACGTAGCCATAGAGGAGAACCTTTCCGTTCTTGAGCGTGGTTCCCGTGTCGAAACCACAGAGCCAGCCGGTCGGCGGATCGAACTTGATGTTCACGTCCTCCGGCAGATCGTTAGAGAGAACAGCCGAGAGGTCGAGCGTGAGCCCGCCGGTTGCGTAGGTCGCGGGACCAGCCTGGATCGCAACGGTCCCGTAGTGGGTGACGTAGCGCTCCGAGACATCCATCTTCGTCTTGTCGCGGGTGAACGTGGCGGTTGCAGTAGCCATCTAGTACCTCCAAACAGGGATTCCGAGTCGACGCCTTTGGCGCCTGAACCCTGTTGCCTGCCCATGCTTCGCGTCGAGGCCCAGGTATTGATCGAAGAGCAGCCTGTACTGATCCTCGAAATACTGGGCCGTAGAGAGACCGGCGATTACCGCGCCAATGGCAGATGCCTTGGCGATAACCACTTCGGTCAGGTTGGAGAGGGAGATCGTGTCGGTGGGGTACGCAACGTCAGTGACGCTCATCCTGTAGTGGATCCGCACGTCAATGGCCTGCGTGGCCCCAACGAACCGAAGTCCCTGCTCCCGCCACTCCCACCACACGAGACGCTCACCTTGCTGGGCGTTCTGGGGGAGGTGGTCCTTTACCTGCGTCATGTCGCGCCACAGATCCCCGTTCTTCTCCCAAAGGCGGATCGGCGAGGCGAACCCCGTCGGAAGAGCGGGCGTAGTGGCGCTGGTGATGGATGTCGCGGCAGCGGGGAGCGTAATGGTCGCCTCGGCCCTGATGTCCTTGACGCCATGACTCTGGAGACCCATCTGGATCGCCCCGAGTGCCCTATTGATGTGTTCCTTGATCTCGGGGTCCGTGAACTGCCGAGACCCCGGCTGGTTGATGTTCGTTGCGACCGCGCGCGTCATCAGGAAGACAGAGTTCGTGCTCATTACTGCCTCCCGAACGACGCCGCGCGGGCCGTCTTGATGCCAGTCTCCGCCTGCGCGATAAGCTGGAGATCCTCCATCCCGAGCGCCTCAAACTTCGCCGATGCCTGCTGCTCATCGCGCGCCTGCGCAACGTAGGCAGCAGCGAGGAGGGCTACCGCGTCCAGCGCGTCAACAATGGCGATCGTCGAGGAGTTGCCGGTAAGAGCCGGGATCTCGGCCTCGTAGCGGATCTGGATGTCGGTGCTGGCAGAAGCCGCCGGGAAGTAGATCGTGTCCGCGCGCCAGTCCCAGACCTTGCGGCTGGCCGCTGCCGTGGCGTCGTATAGCAGTTCCTGCTGCTGGCTCATCTGTGACCAGGCGCCGCCCGGCGGTGAGCTGGGGCGCTCCCTGAGCACGAGCGGCCTAACGAGGTCGGCAGGGTACAGCGTTCCGGCGCCAGAGCGGTCGAGCGATGTCGTTGCCGCAGCCACGACGATCGTCGAGCTGTCCTTGACGAGCAGCCTCATCCCGGCGGCGCGGAGCACGCGAGCGGCCTTCCGGTACGCCCTCTGGATGTAGGGCAGCAGATAGGCATCCGTGAGGTAGTCGCCCGCAGAATCAGCAACAATGTACTTTACCTGCGAGTTGACATCCGCGACCGTCGGAAGGGCCATAGGCTATTACCTCGATGCCGGAACCGGCGGCTTGCCGGTCAGGTCGAACTGACAGAACCGGCAGAACGACGCCTCGGCCTTGATGAGTTCCGCGCAGCGCGGGCACTTCTTCTTCTCGTCGGTGAGGGTCTGGTCGAGCCACTCCGGCGCAGCGCCCACGAAACGGGCTGCGCGGCGGGCACGCTCGGAGATGATCTCGCGGTTGCGGGTGCGCTCCCAGAGGGCGTCGGCGTGACGGACGATGTGCGCACAGACCTCGCGGAACTTCGCGTTCGCCGCCTGAAGCTCCTCGGTTGAAGGCTCCTTGCCAGCGCAGAGGAAGAACCCGTCCTCCGGGCTGCGGTCAACGATGTCCTTCGCGATGTTCCGGCCGTCCTCGATGTACTTCTCGAACTTCTCGCCGAAGTCCTTGGAGACGGCCCTGTCGCAGATCGGCGTGCGCGCCCAAATCTTCGCGGCGCCCTTGATCGTGTAGACGCCGAGCTGTCCGCAGTCAACGTCCACGTTGTCCCTGTTCACGCTAAAGACGAATGAGTCCACGATGGCTCCTTTCAGCTAACCGTGTTGATTCCGGCCAGTGAGACGAACGGCTGGATACCGCCGAATGGGCGTGAGGCGTCCTTGACGCGGGCGAGGATGTTGTCGAACATCGCGTTCTCTTTGGCCTCGTCCTCCGCCGTGAGCGTGTTCTCGATGTCGCGAGTGGACAGGCTCTTGACGTAGTTGAACGAATCGACGACGAACTTGACGTACTCGCGGGATGGCCACAGGAAGTGCCTGTTGCCTGCCGAGTCAACGGTTTCTACGGTGTCAACGTGCTCGTAGTCTCCGCGCGCGGGGTAGTCGCCGATGGGCTGGACGAGGTGCCCGTCGATCAGCTTTGTGTTCTTGTACTGCCAGGTCTCGGGATCGCCGTAGAACGATGCCGGATGCCATCGCTCGATAACGAACCGATCGCGGAGTGTCGGCACATTATACCGCCGAATTGTCCGCGTGCCAACCGCTTGCCTAACGATGTTGCCCGATGCGTCCGTGTCGATGAAGCGGCGGGTTCGCTTGACGATCCTGCCGTTGCTCCAGACAACGCGGAAGTTGGGCTCGCCGTAGATGTTCTTGCCACCGTACTCGGTCAGAAACTCCTGCACCCCCGGCGGGGGCGCAAGATGATTCACTTCGGTACAGACTACGCGCAAGCTATCCTACCTTTCGGGAAGATGGCGGAGAGGGGGACAGGCGTCCCCATCCCCCTCTCGCCACTAGCTAGATCAGAAGGGGACCGTGAGGCCGGAGATGTACCCGCCGCGCCGCGGGTTCTTGCAGGCGAACTGGTGCGCCCACCCGAGGATCGACTGCTCGGCGAAGGTGTAGGTCGAGGACCCGACCTTCGGGAGAACCGTCTTCCCGCCGAGGCTAAGGAAGCCGAGATCCTTGTAGGTGCCACGCATCCAGTTCTGGAGGTCGATGAGGTCGATACGCGAGTTGTCCGCGTTGATCGAGGTCATGACCGGGATGGAGGCCAGCATCCGCTGACGCTTGCGGTTGAACGCGAGGTCCACTTCCCCGTTGCCGGAGCCCATCGGGAGGTGGATTTCGCTGATCTGCGTCATGAGCTGGATGAGCTGGAAGTGCTGCTTCGGGTTCATGTACCAAGTCCAGTTGCCCGAATCGAACACGTCGGAAAGCTCGCCCTCCATGAGGGCCATGAGCTTGTGGACGTACTCGATGGTCAGGTTCGTGGAACCGGCCGCGACGTTGGGCGTGATGATCTCGGGGTAGTTGGAGCGCGTCCACGAGAGCCACGTACCGGAGGTCGAGGCGTTGGCGTGGTACGGAAGACCGAAGATGAAGCTGGGCGGGGTCGCCGTCAGCCCACCGATGCAGAGCTTGTCGCCAACGTCGATCGCGCCAGCGAGGGTGCCAGAGAGCGTGACGGTCTCGTTCTTGTAGTCCACAGAGACGACCGTGACGGCGCCACGGTAGTTGGCCTGCGTGGAGTCGTAGACCGAGATGTGCATCCCGCGGCGGAGAAGACGGGCGCCAAAGCCGTTACCGGCGACGCCGTAGGTCGGGGCGGAGCCCTTTGCGGTGACGGTGGCAACGATGCCGGTGCCGCTCGTCTGAAGGGTCTTATCGACCATGATCTTGGACTCCTTGATGCCCGAGGCGATGGTCCGCTGAACGGTGTCAACGATCGCCTTGGCGTCGGAGTCGGTCGTGAACTTGTTCTTGAGCGTCCACTCCAGCGTGAGGGACTGCTCAACCGGGGTGAGCGAGGCGTAGTCGAAGAGCGGCCCGCCGCCAGCCGGGACGTTCCCACCGTCGAAGTCGGCGGCAGCGTACGCGGCAGACGGGCGAAGCTCGACGGGGATACGCATCGCGCGGCCGGACTGGCTCTGCGAGGGCACCTTCTCGAACTTCGCGTAGAGCGAGTCCTCTTCGTCCCAGAAACCCGTCAGAAGAGGCGAAACCGCCTCGATCTGAACGGCAGCAACATCGGAATAAGCCTGAGCCATGAGCTACCTCTTATCGGCGCCCAACGCTCCACTCGTTCATAATCCGGAACTCGTCCCATCCCTTAGCCCGTCCCGCCTTGATGAAGTCGGCGGGAGGCGTGGTCGGCGATGTCGGGGCTGGAGCCCTGCCGGGGACGGCCTGGGCCGAAGCCGCCGGGGAAGCCGCCGCGGGCTTGACGGCGGGCTTGGGCGCGAGTGCCGGATTGGTGGGGTTGGTCGCGGGTCTAGCCGCCTTTGACCAGAAGTCAACCTGCGGCTTGAGATGAATGGCGATCAGCGGGCGGGCTCGATCTGCGATGAACCCGACGGCTGCGTCGAGGTCTTCCTGTGTGAGATTCCCGGAAAGGAAACGCCCGATCTGATCCCTTACGTTCTTGTTGTTGACGACATCGTTGCGAACCGCGGACAGGATGTCTTCAACTGCGCGGCCAACGTACTCATCTGGGAGTCCGGCCGGAGCCGCCGCCTTGAAGCGCTCAACAACCTCGTTACGAACCTGCTCCTCGCCGTACTGCACGAGGGCAGACTCGAACTGCTGCGCCATGTAGACGCGCTGCTGCTGCTGCGCCTGAACGATCTCCTGATACTTCTTATGGATCGGGTCGTGCGGGTTGAACGGGGATGCCTGACCACCAGCCTGTCCCTGCTGCTGGGGGAAGAGCTTGGCCTTGACGTAGGCGACGTGTTCACGCTCGTCCAGCGCGTCTTCGGGGAGATCGCGCTCCATGATCGAGATCGCCGTCCACATGACATCAGAGGCAACGTCGTGGAAGACTTCCGGCGCCGTCTGCCTAAGCTGCTTGGCGAAGGTCTGCGCGAAACCAGTGAATCCCTGCGGGACGAACTGGCGCAGGCCGTCAATCATGCCCTGCGGGTTGTTCTGGTAGTCGTTGATGAGTCCGCGTGCGATGTCGGCAAGCTGCGCGTCCGTCTGTGCGTCGTTGACGGTTGGGTGCAGCTTTACTCGCTCGACAGCCGCTTCCGGGGTGAAACCGAACGTCTTTAGCTGCCTCGCGTGCTCCACCGTGAAGCCGGTGTCGTGGAACGCCTTGCGTTCGTACCACGCCTGCGCGAGAGCCTCCTTGACGTTCCGGTCCAGATTGGCCTTACTCAGAGCGCCCCGCATGTTCTCGGGAAGCTGGTCGTAAGGGATTACGGGTGCCTTGGCCGGTTCCTCAGTCTGGGGCTGAGTCTCCACCTGTGGCTGCTCCGCTACCGGCTGATCCGACTCACCACTGACGGGGGCGTCCGTAGCGGGCTCGGCGTTTGCCGCAGCTTCCGCCGCAGCAACAGCCGCTTCCGCAGGATCGGATTCGTTGTAGTTCTGTGCAGCCTGCTGGATCCTGGAGAGATAATCGGCCTTCGCGTCGAGGTTTCGCGAGTTCCCCGACGTGCCAGCACTCTGAGGCGTCTCTGACGCGGACGCGGGCGCGGACTCAGGAGCCGGGGCGGTTACGGTTTCCGCAGATACGCTTCCTGCGGAGATGACTTCGTCGCTCATTTAGTCTCCAATCGTTACGGAGCGTTACGTGCTCCGATAGGCGCTAGTAGATTTGGTTCTTTCCTTCGCGCGCAAAGATCACGGCGCGGACATTCCCTGACACATAGGCACTGACCTTGACCTTGACGAAGGCGTGGCGCGGGACGGACCACTGCTCCCCCGTGGACGACGGGTCGGTAATGGGTGCAGCGGAAGTCACGTTGAACCAGGGGCCGGACGAAGTGGGTGCCGTCAGGATCTGAACCGTGCAGGACGATCCGGCGTCGGAGTAGACGCTGACGACAACGTCGGAGGCGTTGCCGATGGGATACGCCTTGGTCTCGGCGTTGAGGGCTCCGAGCAGCGTGTCGGCCGAAGCCGTGCCAGCAGCAACGGCGCCGATCGCCTTGGTGGAGGTCGAGGCGACCATCTGGACCTGCGCCTCCGCCGAAGAGACGGCGAAGAGCGTCATGGCAAGGAAAGCTAGAATAGCGATCTTCTTCATTGCGGGCCTCCGCCGGTACTCTTGTCGTACCTATCGAACACGTCGTTCAGGAAATCGCCGCGACTTTTGTTCCCGGCAGAGCGTCGGATGAGCCTGTCGCGCATCGCACTAGCAACGTCGGATTCGGACCCGCCGCGCTCGATGATGGCGCGTACCTCCGCGTCGGAGAGGACATCCGAAAGCTGCTCTGCTGTGCGAGTTCCGACAAACGGATTGCGCTCACGCTCTTGTGCCTCGGACAGACCGATGGATCGCCTGCCGGTGGCGGCAGAGACAAGCCTCTCCTCCTCGCCGGAGCCACGTCCAGACGCAGACAGGACTCTGCCCTTGCGCTCGTCTTCGTCAGCCAGCCCAATGTACTTCGCTGCGGCGCGGCGGTTCTCGCGCTTGAAGTCGTCGCGAGCTTGCTTGTCTACTGGCATATCACCTCACTGCGGCTGTTGCGGCTGCATCGCCTGCATTGCCTTGAAGTGTTCCTGCGCGTGGAGCACGACGTTGCGGTGCCCCATCGGGTTGGCTTGCTTCGCCTCCCACCCCTCGTCCGAGTTGAGCCATGCCTGGCAGGCTTGGAACTCGGTCATGTGATCGTCCGTCATCTGCTCGATGGGATAGGACGGCAGTTCGATCATCTGGGGCGGAGACATAACCGGCTGGCCCGTCATCGGGTCGATGAGTGGCCCGCCAGTGTTGGGGTCCATCTGCGGCTGGGGCGGGATCTCCTGCTGCTGCGGGGGCTGCGACAGGAGAATTTCGATCTCCTTGTACTGCTTGTTCCGCGCCGCTTCGCCGGGGAGCTTGAGCCCCTCCAGACCCTGTACCGACTTGTAGTAGTCAAAGTTCTCGATGCTGGTAACCGCGCCAGCGAGGACGGGGTTGCCGGTCATCAGAAGCTGGTTTAGCTGCTCGCGCTTGTCGGAGGCGCTTACCGGGTAAGCCTCGTCGCTCTCCGGGTACGCGATGATCTGGCCCTGAAGGTCCGCGAACTTGATCGTCTTGTTGCGGAACCCGGCGGGGGTCATCGTCGCGAACGTCGTATCGCCCTTGCGGTTGGCGATGAAGTGACGTACCGCGAGAAGCGCCATCTTGGCGTGCGCTTCCTTCATCTGCCGCCACACGACAGCGATGCGGCCCATCGCCTGCTCGCGAGCCTGCGCGTACGCCTTGGCCGTCTTCAGGTTCGGGTCGGACTGCCCTGTGAGGCCAGGGAGCGTGCCTGTCAGGTACTGGGTGATGTTCCCGAAGACTTCCTGACGGAGCCCGACGGCCTGCGGGTTGGAGCCAGCCGGAGTCGATTCCCAGAACTGCGAGCCGATCGCGTCTCCGGTGACCCTCTTCACCGGGTACATCTGCCCACCCCTGACCCTGCTCTGCCGAATCTCGTCCTTGTCGATGCTCTGCGTGTCAACGAAGACCATCGGGACCGAGTGCCGCGCGTTCTGCATCTCCACGTCGAGGAGATCATTGAGCGCGTCCTGAACATCCAGCATCACGTCGCCAAGGCTGGGGCGCATAGAGCCCTCGCCCGGCGTCGCGAAGCAGACGACCCAGAAGTCGTCCATCGACTCGTTGCGCTCCTCAAGCAGCACGTTCCCCGCGAAGGCGAAGAAGCCGCCGTCGGGATAGCGCTGGAGTAGGGCGTCCCGCTTCTCCTTCGGGAGTCGGTAGAAGACGGAGGGGCGAATCCAGGCCCGCGTGTACGTGGCCCGGCCAGCCTTGTCGTCCAGTCCGGAGAACGGCCCGGCCATCCACGAGGCGGTCTGCTGCATCGTGCGCGAGGTGCGCTCCTCTGCCAGCCCGATGCCGCCAGTGTTGGTCCCGATCTCCTCTTCCTTGTCGGGATAGAGGGCCTTCAGGAACGCCGGATCGACTTCCTGCGCGAGAATGAGGTACGAGGCTTCCTGGATGTCGCGGGCTTCCGGCGGGAGCCTGACTTCAAGCGCGCCGTAAAGGTCAACGACCTCGGACCCGTTGGGAACCTTGTTTACGCCAACCTGCTCCTGCACGACCGTCGTCTGCCGCGGGACGAAGCTGTCCGGCCCGAGTGGACGCTGACAGCGCTGGCATTCGGGGACTGGATAGCCCCCGCCGCAGGACGGGCAGACGTAGGTGTCGGGCGAGATTTCCTTCTCAACCGGCCCCATGATCGGCTCTTCCCGCTCGCCGAACCGCTGCTTGTCAACGACGTGGCGGACGTATCCGGCGTAGAAGCCGTCGTTGTAGAGGTAGTACGCCTCCTGGGACAGGAGGTTGTCGATGTTGTTGGTGCGGTGGAAGACCTCGACGATGTCGTTCGCGGCCTTCGCGGTAGCCACATCGAGCGGGTTGTTGGCGTCGGCTGGGAAGAACCTGACGGTCGGCGGACCACCGGAGATGACGGACGAGATGAACTCGCCAGTCGCCCGGTAGAGGTTCCAGCTATAGACAGGATCGTCGTCTTCCGCCGTCTGGTCGTCGAGGCCATAGGCGCTGGACGGAACGTCGGAAAGCGGGATATACATCTGGCGGTCAACCGACCAGATTTGCCACTGCTTCCCGTAGTAGTAGTCGCGGCCCTTCCTGACGCGCTGAAGCTGCCAACGACGGGAGGTGTCGGACTCGCCGACCTTCTCCTGAATTAGCCGCATCACCAGCGACGCCGAGTCCCTGTCGAGCCCGGCGGGCTGGCCGTCCCCGATATTGACCGGGACGACCTCACCCTCCTTCTTGCGCGGGGAGGGGAGCGGCATCAGGTCGCGGATTACGTCAACAAGGCTCACGGCGTAGCCCTCTGGAAGCCGTTCATGCGGCGCTCAAACCAGCGGATGCGCTGACGGGCGCTCATGGGTGGAATCACTCGTCCGGCCTCCTTGTTGGACGTAACCAGCACGCCAACGCGCTGAAGGTCGTCCAACTTGTGCTCAATGGCTGCGAGCTTGACAAGTACGACTATAAGTAGTGCCGCCAGAAAAGCAAGGGCTAGCGCGACTACCAAGCCTATCTCCTGCGCGTATTGGGGTGAGTTTGGATGTGCAGGTGCTCCGCGTTGCCGTGTTTCTTGGCATATGCAACCGGCAGCGAGGGCCGGTTGGGGTCGTAGAGCCAGCGGCTGTTGATGTGGCTCTCTGCCGCAGCAACCTCTTCCTTCGGCACGCCGATGGTGCGGAAGTCGGCGGCGCCACCCCTGACGTGGACACCAGACCCGCCAAGCGCCGAGTCCTCCTCGGCAGAGCGGATGAACGATGTCATAAGGGGCTCCCACTCGAACTCGGAGTAGGTGAAGTCGCAGAGATCCTCGACGACTTCGACCAGTACGGCGGGCCGCTTAGGGCTGGTCTCCCACTGCTTGCGGACTTCGGAGGTCTTGAACTTTAGTTTCACGGGTGCAACGCCTTCTGGAGAAGTGATACGAGCTGAATGACCTGCTCGGGGGCGAGGACGCCAACCAGCGCGGCCAGCATCCACAGCATCAACCGCTGGTACTTGCGTGACTCCGCCATCGCATTACGCAGCCACTGGACCTCGGCGCGGAGACCGCCGTTCTCCTCGGCGTCCGACCCGACCATGACGGCGCGCAGGCGGCGCATCTCCGACCCGATCCTGTCCACGTCGCGCTCAATCCTGACCTCGTCTGCCGCCGCCTTATCCGCTACGGCCCGGACGGACTCGTACTCTTTTTCGAGTACCGCTAGACGCGCTTCGCACTCCGGATTCATGCACGGGTCCATTAGCCCTTCGGCTCCTTGGCGTTGAACCAATTGAAGCCAGGAGCGTTGATGTCGGGGCGCAGGGCGTTGCCGATCAGGAAGAGCGCGCTCTTTACCAGCGCGGAGCCGAGTGCCCAAAGATCAATCCGGTGCTGCGAGAGCATCGGGCTAGCCGCCGTCAGCACATCAAACGCGAGCGAAAGGAAGATGACCTTCGTTACGCTCGACTGAAAGAATGTCTTCATCGCCGCGCCCCTTCTAAAGCGTTAGTCCTTGATGTCCTCCTCGACCTGATCGGCGAGCGGGCCGATGGCGGCGAGGATTGCGGTGGCACAGGCGATGAAATGGGACGGCTTGCGCTGGTCCTTGGGTACAGCCTCAAGCGTCTCCACGGCGGTCTTCGCCGCTTCATACGCGGGCTGCGCGAGCTGGAGCCAGCCCAGCGCTTCGACGAAGTCAACCTTACCCATTGGATGCCTCCTTCGGTGGCTTGATGTCCGGGAGAGAGGCGACGAGGTCATGCACCTTCTGCGGTGTGATCTTGGCGTCGCCGAAGAACTTCAGCAGCAAAGCCTGCCCACCTTCACTCGTGGCGAGCGTAAGCAGGCCAGATATGATCGACTGGACGGACGCGGTCTCCAGCTTCGTTACCGTGGAAGACATTTCAGCGCCTCCCTCTCCAGCTTCTTCGTGTGCTTGATCTGGAGCGGCAGCGCGCCGCCACGCTGGATTGCCTCGCCTGATTCCTTCAGCGCCTTCTTCCACCGGGAAAGGGCGTCGTTGGTTGCGCGGCATTCCTTCACTGGGCCGACGACAGCAACGCACCTTTCCTCGTAGCGGGAGTTGACAAAGTAGAAGGCGTTGACGGACGAGGCGACTTTGACAGATTCGGCAGTTCCGCAGCCAACCGTGATGAGCGCTGCGGCGGCAAGAGCAGCAAAGCGATTGCCACACGCACGGTCCATCACTGGCTCCACCCGCCG